CATATTCATCATCCTTTCTTTACAATTAAATTATAACAAAAAAGGAAGTGTAATACAACTTCCTTTAGTCTAATCTTTCTTCAATAATCTCTTTATACGTATTGCTTTCAGAAATCTTTTGCAATTTTGCATCAATATGCTTAGCTACAAATTCAGGATATTCACGTGGTTTACCATCACAATATAGTGTAACTGGGATGCCATTATAAATAAAAGTATAAACTTTTCCTAAATATGGAGCATATAATTTTGAGATAGTTCTAGTGACAACTCTATCGTTCTTACATCTAGTTAACATATGTCTTTGTTTTTCAAGAGCGTATGTTTTCTCAGCTTCTCTTAAAGCCATCTCACTATTTGCTTCGATAGCAGTTTTTAATGCCATACTTGCAGCAGCGTTTGCTTGTTTTTCACTAAATGTGCCACTTTTAGTTTTAACTTTAACTTCTTCTACAGGAGAAGTTTTTGTTTCTTCTTCAAGTTCAACTTCCTTTGTTGGTTCTGCTTTTTTAACAACAACTGTCTTTTTATCTGCCATATTATTTCCCCACCTTTCTACTCAATTATATCAATTAAATGATAGTTTGTCAAAGTGTTAGGGTCTTTAAAATCTTCTAACTCTAAAGCCCTTGAAATAGGAATTTCCCAAGTCTCATTATATTTTCTCTTTTTTCCACTGTCTAAATCAGTAAAACCATCTTTAAACACACAACGAACTTTTACAACTCTATCCTTAGGTAAATTACGTTTAGGTCCTAATAAATTCTTCCACTCTTTATCAGAACTATTAGGTGTATATTCAAACTTAGGAATAATATTATAAACTTTTTCTACATCTATGTCTTCCATATTCATATCAAAAATATATCCATTTTTTCCATCAACTATCTTATTCTCATAAACTGAAGCAAAATTTGTAACTAGAACAGGGGTGCCAACAGATAAACTTTCTTTAATACTTAAGCAATCTGCTTCCGTTTTAGAAAATTGAACAAGATAATCTGCCTCTTTCATGTAATGACTTATATCTAATTCTGGTGGCATAAAGATTATTCCTTTAATATTTGGTCTTATTGTACTATTTGTAAACACCAACCAAATAAATGGTATGTTAGCTTTAAGTAATTTCTTAGCAAATATCTGCATTTTTTCCCAAATAGAGCCTTTATCTTCTGTTATCCTAGTGGCACTTATAAGTTTTAATACTTTCTTTGGTTCATTAAGTGCTATAGGATTTCGTATAACATCTGGCATATAACCTGTTAAATTATAAAAATCATCAGCAGCTGTTTGACTTACTGCTATATACTTATTTATTAATGGGTTAATAATGTACTTTTTAACATCATAAGCGACAGAGTAACATGCGTGAATAAACTGTATTCTAGTCTCTGCTTGAAAACAACGTATTTCGTCATCAGGAAGCCACGCACAAAATATAGCTAAATCACAATCAATTCTTTGATGATAAAATCTACGAACCTTTACAAAAGGTCTCAATCTATCTAATTGGTTTTCATCACCATTAACATAATAAACTGTAATATCTCTACCGTCACCATAAAGTCTAGCAATATAGTAAATCCAACTTTCAACACCCCCAATATTATTAAAATAAGGAATATAAAATACTATCTTCATACACACCCTCCAACATAATTATACAATAAAAAACCCCTCTTATAAAGAGGGATTTAAGGAAGTTCTCTATTACCTATTCTTATATCAATAACTATCCACTTATTTCAGTTTGACTAGCAGCCTTACCGATAGTATCATCAGTGTCATCGTATAATGCGATGTCATAAGCAGATGCACTATAAATTGCAGTAATTGCTAATGGGTCAATAACCTTAGCACCAGTCCATAATTTGTAACCAAATGTAGCTTTTTGTCCTAATGGGTCAGATTTATCAGCAGCAAATCCTGTATCATAGAATTTAACATTTTGTCCACCTAATCCTAATACCATATAAGGTTGGTATCCTAGAACATAAGATGTATAAACATTTACATCACTATCATTTTTAGCAACTGGGCATACTAATGTATCAGTAAAGTACATACCGTAAACCATATATTTTGCTAATGTTCCTTGTTTGATAGGTCCATTATCATTTCCTGGTACAAGTAATTTGTTAATTAATGTAGCATCGTCTAGTAAGTCTTGCATTACATTAGGGTGCATTACACCAACAAATCTTCCACCATATCTTTGATGTCCTTTTCTATTAGCATTACTCATTGATAATGCAACAATTCTAAAGTCTTTGAAAGTTACTACATCAGTAGCAGTGATGTCATCAACATCGTCATTTGCAGTTCCTACAAAATATTCAGAAGCATCTGTGAAACTGTCGATTATATTCCTTTCGATTAATTCAGCAGCATGTCTTGCTAATTCTGGTTGATAAATATTTTTAATATTATCAAAGTGAATATCAGCAGCAACATCTGTTTCATCCATAATAACACCATATTGGTTAATAGAACCACTAACTTTATGACCTTCTGGTTTTAATGCTTCAGGTGCAACACCTTCTGTTAATAGATGGTCAGAAACTGCGTTAAGTGGTAAATGATTATATCTACGTACTGTAAATGTTTTAGTTCCTTCATTTTTAGGAAGGTTCATTTCAACACCTAGAGTTGTAAATACAAAGTTACTTTTTTCAAGTTTAATCATTTCTAAAATTCTTTTAGAAAAATATTCATTAACTGATAGTCCATTTCTTTGTAAAATGGCTAAAGTTGTTGAAGCAGCAGCCATATAACCTCACCTTACCTTTCTACTCAAAAAAGTTATCGGCTTTGTATTTGGCAAGGTCGTCTTTTAATAGACTGTCGATAGTGATAGTTTTATCAACACCACCATCTTCATTTTTATCCTCTACCAAACCCTTCATATTATTTTGTTCTTGGATTTGGCTTTGCTTAGCATGAGCTTGTATTCTATCTACAAGTAAACCATCAAGTAGCAATTTAGGATTAGGAACTGATAAAATAGTATTAACATCTAAACCAGATTTTTCAAGACGTTCAAATATCTCTTCTTCAGAAATATTGTATAATGCAGTAGCATTATCTAAAGCTCCCTTGAAACGCTCTAGTTTTCTATCCATTAAATCTTGTTCTCTTTGTTTCTCTAAAGCTTCTATTCTCTCTCTTTGCTCCATATTTTGTCTATAAAGCTCTGGGTCGTAGCCTTTTTCTTTTGCTTCCTTTTGCATCTGAGCTTCTTTATAAGCTTTAACAAACGCATCAGTATCGGTATAACCATATGATGCAGCTAAATCTTTTAAGAAACTGCTATCTGCTTCAAGAGCTTCTTTCTCTTTTTTAAGATTAGAATTTTCTGCTCTTAAGTTAGCAAAGGCATGATGGTCTTTTTTCTCAGACTTTGTTTCAGCCTCTTCCTCTATTTGAGGATTTTGTTCTTGAGGTTCCTCTTCCTCATCCTGTGTATCAGCATTATCCACAACTTCTTCAGTTGCTTCATCTACACCTGTATCAACTTCATTTTCAGCAGGGGTTAAATCTTCTTCTGGTTCATTTGCAACTGTACCAAATTCAGCGTCTAACTTTGCATCAATATCTGCGATACTTCCGAAATTGTCATCCATAAAATCTCCTATTCTTACACTAAATTATTTTTGGTCGCTTAGGTACGACTTGGGTTATGAATACTGAAACCTTATCGATTTCTTCAACCACATTATAACAAAGTTATAATTTTTTGTAAAGACTAAACTTGTCCAGAAGACAACATTTGTTTAGCCATGTCTACTGCTTCTGGACTTGCGTTTATATCTCCACCTTGGTCGATTGATTGAGTTTGTCTAGCTTGTTCAGCCTGTTGCATCTGTTGTTGGAAGCCTTGCTCAATCATTTGCATTACTTGGTCTGTTGCTGGTGTCTCATCATTTCCTGCGATTATCTCGGTTACAGACTGAGTAATTAATTCTTGTGGAACACCCATTTGAGTTCCTATATTAACTATCTTCTCAATAGTTTCAGCCTTAGTCTCAGCGTCTTGTTTTGTTAAATCATTATATCTTGAAATAATCTCATCTTTATTCTCAATATCAGAGTTCTTAATAATATCTGCAACTGTAACTGTTTTAACAGCCGTATCATATTGTCTTTCAAATTGGAATAAATCCATAAGATTTTGTCTTTGTTGTTCTTTGCTGTATTGAGATTTTTTGTTAAGTTCAACATAGAAAGTATACTCTAAATCTTTAAGTTCTTTCTTGCTAGGCATTTTAATTCTATCAAATTCATAAATACCTTCACCGTTTTTACCTCTATTGTAAGTAAGTTCACTACCTGGGTAAAGCTTCATCATAAACTTAATTATAATATTAACTATATCTTCTACATATTCCTCTAAGTTATTAATTATATTAGTTTCGATTATCTTAGCACGTTCTACAGCAACTTGTGCACCACCTGCAGTATTAGCAGCAGTACCAATATTACCTAAGAATTGATTAGTATTACCTGAGATTTCCTTAATCTTCGCCTCGAAATCTTGTTTGATTGATAATATTTCGTCTTGAATTTTAGGAGGAACTACAGGTCTCATAGCATTATCTAAGTTACCATTTACTGAATATACAACACCTGGAGCACCATTAGCCTTAGCAACCATCTTAGGGTCAACACCTGAACCCTTACTTACCATCATACTAGGAGCAGCATAAGCTATAGCAGTATTAGTAATAGCACTTTCTATAGCACATACTGCCTTTTGAAGTGATAGTAATTGGTCCATTAGAGATATACCATAGCAACTTTGTGCAGCCTTTTTCCATCTAAGTTGAGCTATTGGTACACAATCTATATCTAATTCACTTTCTTTAACAATGATTGCATTAATAAGTTTAACTTTCTTAATCTTACCATTTTCTTTTACATAAATATTCCATACAGTAAACACGTCTTCTTGGCTAGTACTATAGTCATTATCATAGTAAATTTCACCTCTTTGTGTTGGTGTAAAGCTATCTGCTTGTAGAGATAATGCCTTTAGTTTAGGATAAGTCTCTAATGCTTCTTTTTTACTAATACGACCTTGAACAATTATATATCTAGCCTTCTTGAAGTCTCTACCACTTGGGTCAATAAGTATACTAGATGGGTCAATAATCTCAGCACATAAAGCACCAACTCTTTTACTGTATCTACCACCATGTATTTTCTTATCATCTACATAGATATGGCAGTATGCTTCACGAACAACAGCAGAAAGTTCTACACTTCTTCTGATTATTTCATCAATTTGCATACGCTCCCACTCACGCTTATATGCACTATCTAATGCTTCTACAACCTCTATATCTTCTGGAGCAAGGGGCATTAAGTCTCCTTCGTAATCACTAACTAATAGGGAAGCAACCCTGTTCTCAATAGAAGCAGTAGCATATGGGGTATTCATATTAACTACCCAAGGGCGTTCTGTTTTATATCTCTTAAGTAGATGCTGGTTTCCTTGAAAGAAAGCCATCAACTCTGCATAGGCATCAAATCTATCTTGGTTAAATGTATAAGCCTTATCATACATTTCCCTATATTCTTTTGATTTATCAAGTTCATCACCTATATTATAGGCTTCAACCTTTATGTCTTCTTCTTCATTTTTCTTTTTCATAACTATTCACCTTCCTTTTTACCTTCTATTATTGGTTTTATGTATTCCTTATCAGCATCATTACAGCCTTCAAGGTATACGCCACTACCAAACTCGCCATTTTCTAAATCAGCAACTCTTTGTTCTAATTGTTGAATTATTAATTTAAGTTCAGTAATTTCCTTTTTTAGTTCTTCCACGCTTTTACCTCCTTCTATAGTTCAAACGCTCCAAGACCATAAACACCTTCTGTTTCAGCCTCATCCTCGTTGTTTAATTTTATTCTATCTAACACACTTTCTTTTGTATCACTAATTCTACCAGTCTTATCACAATCCCTTATATCATATGGAAGTGCCATAACCATATATCGCATAGCATCCATAAGGTGGTTGTTCTTATCTACAGGTGTATCCTCTTTATTGTCTCTCCACACATAGTTCTGTGCTTCCTGTTTTAAATTAGTACAACTCGTAAATATCTTAAGTTTGCCTTGGTACATAAAGTCTCTTACTCTCTCGATGCCGTCTAGAATAGCATTATTACCTTCCTCGAGCCATATACCAGACACATTATAGAAGTAGTCTCTATAAGATACGCCATCTCTATCGTTCTTATTACGCACAGATGGGTCGGCGATTATAGGTTTATACATATTTACACCCATAATCTTCTCCCTTATTCTTCTAGCGTGGTATGTTATAGGCTTTTGTGATACATAATACTCATCATAAATATAACAAATTCCCTTCTTAGTATCAAGTGCTCCACAGCATAAACAAGTTTCATCTGTCCAACCTTTATCAAAACCAAATATTCTAAGCCAATTATCTGGTATCTCAAATGGGTCAATTAAACTACTTTGAAAATCTGGATATACTGCACCTTCTTTTACTTCTAAATGGCAATAAATATATTTCCTTATCCATTTCTCACTCTTACCAGCACACATATCTGGGATAAAACTATCGTGTAGGTATGTATTATCTGGCGTAGCAGATAGAAATGAGTGGTAAGATTTCTCTGGTTTAGCAACCTTAAGCATCTCATAACTAGAAGTGTCTACACTCTTACTAGCAAATATTCTATCAGAGCGAAGAAGGAACTCATCTCTTATCCAACCTTCTTCTGGGTTGCTCTCAACTATTCCTAAGAACTTATGTTCTACTTCTTTACCTGTTCTATCCTTAACAATAGCTGCTCTATTACGTAAACGAGCCGTTAACTGCGTAAATATCTTATATGATACACCACTTGCCTCGATTATCCAGAACGCAGTAAGGTTTAACGACCTTAATTTCTCCTCATCGTTAGACGCATACACCACTATCTCGTGCCCATTAGTAAGTGTGTACTTAGGAAGTGGCGTTTTTGTCTGTCTTTCTATGAACCAAGGTGGCAAAAACTTCTCTAATTCTGGTATTACGGCTTCTTTAACCTGTTGTAAAGACTGAGCAGTGATAAGTGTACGTCCATTTGCTACATCTAATGCGTGATTTGTTATCTCAGCAGCTCCCATAGTAGTCTTACCTGAACCATAACCACCAATATTAAGTTTAAATTTCGCTTTACTCTCGTGGAACTTAACCTGATGAGGTGCTGGTTTATAGTCTATTAGGGTTGCAAGGCAGCTATCACACCTACCATAGAACACACTATCGTGTACCTTAATGGTTCCACCACAAAGTGGGCACTTATAAACCTTAAAATTATCCTTATCAAACTCTATAAACTGTAATTCATCAACTTTCATAGCTAAAAGTCCTTCTTTTCAGGGAGCCTTATAAGCACTATGTTACTATTGTTGACAGCCAAAGTACTATCCATAGCCTTCTTGATGCCTAATGCACCCTTATCTCCTTCGGCTAAGCCTTGCTCAGCAGCCATACTAATCTTTTCATCCTTGAAACTCTTGATATATTTGCGTACTAATGGGTAATTTAGAAAGTCTTTCCACGCATCTATGCTGAAGAAAGGTACTTTCTCGTGCATCTCAATACTTGTTAGGTAGATATTATTACCAAAATCTTCTAAAAACATAGTAGCTTGACTTATCATAGCCATCCTATAGTCTGGTTCTTCTCTTAGTTTCTCATCGTTCTTTAGCATCTCGATAAGCTTACTCTCGTCCTTAACATCATCTTCTTCTATAAAAGATTTCTTTCTTGGCATACGCACACTCTCCTTACATATAGATTATACCACAAAACACATAAAAAGGAATAGGCAGCAAAAACCTATTCCTCATCTCGGGGGCGTAGTGCACTAATACACTACATGTTGGCGTAGCATAACCAACACCTAATAATATACCACACCATTATTATCTTGTAAAGTATGCGTTCCACTTGTCAGGCATGTAAAGCTCCTCACCATTATATAGCACCTTATCCCAAGTATAGCCGTTCTTCTTACCAGCGTCCTTCTTAATAAGAGGGAACTCAGCACCATAAGGTATAGCCACGTACTTGCCATAGCTAAACCCAATACCTTTCCTAGCCCACACACCACTCTTAGCAGTCACTCTGACATACATAGTATGACTAGGCTCTGGTTCTGGTGCAGGGTTGTCACAGTATAGTAAGCTGTACTCTTTGGAAGTAGAGGCAGCTACCACCTGGTCAGGATACACATACGTATGGTGAATAGGGTTAACCCTACTTCCCTTATACCACACGATGTAGTGCACGTGGCACCCACGCTTGGTACCACAGTATCCACTGTTACCCATCCTACCCAGTACAGTGGAAGTAGTAACCTTGTCACCCTTCTGGACCTTTATACTACCTTTCTCTAAGTGGCAGACACGTGTCTCGTACTCACCAGTGCCATAAGCAACTGTTACATAGTTACCACTGTCTCCAGGCACCATAGTGTTGCCCCTGCCATCGCGTATGCTAGTAACCTCACCATCTGCACAAGCATATACTGGTACATGTGCTCCACCGAACTTAGAGTTCCACCCTAGGTCGATAGCAGAGTGCGTTGGATACTTCTTAGGTCTAAACCCTTTTGTTATTCCTATAAAGTTAGTTGGATATTTTAATTTCATTATTCTTCCTCCTTATCTTTGGGTATCTTACTTCCTAGAAAGAACCCTATAACTGTAGATAGTACAGTCTTTAATGTGTCGTCTATAGGCACACGTGCTATAATGCAATACGCAAATAGTGCCATTACTACAACGGTTATGAAACTCTTGATGTCTTCCCATGCTTTTTTCATGACAATATCAGACCTCCTTTCGTCTCCTTTTATTTATTATAGCATTTTTTATTAGAGAGAGAAAGTGGTGTTTTGTTAATATAATATATATCATATAGTCAAAACTATAAACAAATCAAGTTAAGCCCCCACCCCATACATAACACGAACATTTATTCGCACGAATATTTATTCGCTATTTGGTGCAATTATCAATTTCAGTTTTTAAGATTTAAAATTTTAAAAAGTAAACATTTGTTTGATAAGATTTAAAGATTAAAAATCACGATTTAAAATTATCGTTTTTATCAATTTAAAACTTTTAATTTAAAATTTTAGTTTTACTCGTGATTGTAAAAAGTGGGGGAAAATCGGAAAATCGTTTTTGTCTAAAAAGTGAAAAATTCATACTAAATATATGAATTTTAAAAATGTCAAAATTTTTTGTCATATACTATTATATGAATATCATATATATAGTATGAAAAAGTTAAAAAGTCTCTAATATAGATATAGGCAGTTAAGCCCACTTTTTGCAAAAAAACGATAAACAATAAAACCGATAAAAACAACAAAAAATAGTAAAAAATATCAAAAAAATTAAAATTTTTATCAAGTCTCAATGCAGCATAAAAAGGGCGATTGCAAAAAAATTTAAAAAAAATGATTAAAAATTTTAAAAAAAGTATTGACAGGTTAAAACTATTATGTTATTATAGGCTTGTCTTTTTTGAAAAAGGGGCAACTCTAAAAAGAAAAAGGCACACACAAAAACAATATTAATTCTACTTATCAATTATTATTAATTGTGTAGAAAAGCAACTTGAAAAATTGTGTTGTAGTCGGTATTTGATAACTTTATATTGTAGTAAAAGATTTATGAAGACTTAACAAGTAAATCAATAATGTAGTAATTGATAGGTTATCCTATTGCAATTAGCATTTTGAATTGATTTATACTATTAATGAATTGTAAATGTATTAACCCTACATTAATTAAAGGTGGGCTATATCTCACAAGATAACTTGTGTCTTGGCTTGGTTTAAGTAAAGTTAAAAAATGCGACTTTAAATAAGAATTAAAGTACATCTATTATTATTGGTGGCTCTAGTTGTAGGTGAGAGATTACAAGACGCAAAAAGGCGACAAAAAATAAAAATCTTGTAAAGAGTAGTAGCACGGCTCAAAAATCGGTTAAGGTTTTACATTAATGTAATAGATAGTTAGTAAATAGCGATTAGCAATAACTAACATATATCTTTATAGATATATTTAAAAGCAAGTTAAAAATATACATAATGAAATAATAAAGGGA